ACGGAAAAGAAGGGTAAAAAAGGAACATTGGGCAAGGCACGTATGGATACTATGAAGGCAAGCAGTCCATATCGTATGCGAGGTGGTCCTAAAGGTGTTCTACCGGAAGGACAAGAAGACCTCGATACTATTAAACGATTATTGGGTAAATAAGTTCACAAAAACCTCACTTAAAAGGTGAGGTTTACCATATCTGGCATAAATACATTGACAGGACGAGAAAGCAATGCTATACTCTCTCATCGTGTTAGTCATTTCATAGGGAAGTGGCGAATATAAAAAACGAGACCATCTCAATTTATAAGGAAATAAAATCATGGCATCATTAGCAGAAATTCGTGCTCGCATCTCGGCACAAGAAAACAAACAGCAAAAGGGTTCTAACACCCAATCTGATAACTCAATCTACCCCCACTGGAATATAGACGAAGGTACAACAGCCACAATTCGTTTCTTGCCAGACGGTAATACGAAGAATGAATTCTTCTGGGTTGAGCGTCAAATCATTAAGTTGCCATTCAATGGCGTTAAGGGCGATCCAAACGTTAAGCGTATTGACGTACAAGTTCCATGCATGGAAATGTATGGAGACAGTTGCCCTGTCTTGGCAGAAGTTCGTCCCTGGTATAAGGATGAGACATTGAAAGAAATGGCAAACAAGTATTGGAAGAAACGTAGTTATCTTTTCCAAGGTTTTGTAAAACAAAATCCATTAGGTGATGACAAGACACCTGCGAATCCTATTCGTAGATTTGTTATCAGCCCACAAATCTTTACAATCATCAAATCTAGTCTGATGGATCCAGAGATGGAAGAATTGCCAACAGATTACTTGCGTGGTCTTGATTTCAATATTAAGAAAACAAGTAAAGGTGGCTATGCTGATTACTCAACAAGTAACTGGGCACGTAAAGAATCTGCACTATCAGAAGCAGAGGCAGCGGCAATTGAAGCACACAGCTTATTCAACTTGGCAGACTTTTTGCCTAAGAAGCCCGGTGAAGCAGAATTGCGTATCATCAAGGAAATGTTTGAAGCATCAGTAGACGGTCAACCATATGACGTTGAACGTTGGGGTGCATACTATCGTCCATATGGTGTTGAAGCACCTGCAGGAGCGACAGCGGAAAAACGACCAGCTACTACTGAAACTAGAGCACCCGCAACAGCACCCGTAGCAGAGTCTTCAAACACACCTTGGGAAGATGACGCTGTAGCAGCCGCAGAATCAATTAAGATTCCAACAGCACAACCTGCAAGTGACAAAGCACAAGACATTTTAGCAATGATTCGTGCTAGGCAAAACAAGTCTTAATCTTAGTGGGGGCTTCGGCCCCTATCTTAGGAGAACACTATGACATTACCAGACGAAAGATATAGAGCCTTAAAGCAGGCTAAGAAACTGATGGAAGAATTATGTGATCCTGGCAGAACGCCAAGAGTACCTAGTTTAATCAGAGATCGGGCACGTGGAGCACTGCGTCATTTTCCAAGTGATTATGAACTTGATCGGATGGCAGAAGATTCCCCCGAATTGCTTGATAAAGTATCATTTAGTGATAAACTATACAGTAACGGAATACACAAATAAGGAATATAACATGGCAAAACTAACTAAACTAGCAAAAGTAAACGAATCATTTACAGTCAATCGTTATGATAACGGCTTTATGATTGAAGTCGGTGGACGAGACAAAGAAAATGATTGGAAAACCTGTAAAGTTATGTGCAATACTGAAGCAGAACTTTTTGAAGTAATCAAAGAAGCACTATCAATGGAAATGGATAGCTAAAATGGCAAAACCTTTTGACGTAAGTAAATTCCGTAAGGACATTACAAAAAGTATTGAAGGTCTATCAATAGGATTTAACGATCCTACTGATTGGATCTCAACAGGAAATTATGCTCTCAACTATCTCATTAGCGGTGATTTTAATAAAGGCGTACCTCTTGGTAAAGTTACTGTCTTCGCCGGAGAGTCAGGCGCCGGAAAATCGTTCATCTGCTCAGGAAACCTCGTCCGACACGCACAAGAACAAGGAATCTTTGTAGTCTTAGTTGACTCAGAGAATGCCCTTGACGAAGCATGGCTACACGCACTTGGTGTAGACACCGCAGAAAATAAACTATTAAAACTTAACATGGCAATGATTGACGAAGTAGGAAAAACTATTTCTATGTTCGTTAAAGATTACAAAGCACTACCAGAAACAGATCGTCCTAAGGTATTGTTTGTAATCGATTCTTTGGGTATGTTGTTGACTCCTACTGACGTTAATCAGTTTGAAGCAGGTGATATGAAAGGTGACATGGGTCGTAAACCTAAAGCACTAACAGCACTTGTTCGTAACTGTGTTAATATGTTTGGTTCATTGGGTATTGGTTTAGTAGCTACTAATCATACATATGCTTCACAAGATATGTTTGATCCAGATGACAAAATCTCAGGTGGTCAAGGTTTTGTGTACGCATCAAGTATCGTAGTTGCTATGAAGAAACTGAAACTTAAAGAAGATGAAGATGGTAATAAGATTAGTGATGTGCGAGGCATTCGTGCGGCATGTAAGATTATGAAAACTCGCTATGCAAAACCATTTGAAAGTGTTCAAGTTAAGATTCCTTATGAAACAGGAATGAGCCCTTACTCAGGTCTATTAGATATGATTGAGAAGGCTGAACTTGTTAAGAAAGAAGGTAACTCATTAGTCTATACTACACTTGATGGTGAAATCATTAAAAAGTTCCGTAAAGCATGGGAAGCAAATACTGACGGATGCTTAGACAAGGTTATGAATGAGTATAGTCAAAAGGCAGGAACAAAGATAAGTAATGTAACACCGGAGGAGGAGGTTACAGAATGAGTTTAGATTTTGTTACTGAAGTCTGGGATGCACTACGTTCTCACATTGATTTCCATGAACGAAGTGAAGCCGCAGACACACTAGTCAATTTATTGATTGATAACAACTACGAGGCTGATAGCATTAAAGATGCGTTCAGAGGAGATAAAGAAGTGCTTAATGCATTAAAAGGTTATGTTGAACAGCATGATGTTGAAGATGACTACGAAGAATACGAAGAAGACGAAGACCAAGACGATTGGAATTAAATGTCAAATTGGTATACAAGGATCACAGCTAATCTAGCGGTGATACCGGATTTCATAACACATTATGAAACCGAATTAAATTCAGCTAAACAAGAAGTAAAGGTATACGGCAATGTTGAAAAGAACATTGCCGCTATTCCCGGAATCACAGAACATCGTTTTAATCAACTACAAGAGATTGAAGCGGTATTAAACTATCTCAATATTCAATTACGGAAAATTCGCCGAAAACATTTTCAAAAATATTTAGAAGCGTATAATAGAGCATTGACAAGCCGTGATGCTGAAAAGTATGTTGATGGTGAAGATGAAGTGATTGACTTTGAAGTGTTGATTAATGAAGTCGCATTATTACGTAATAAATGGCTTGGTATATTAAAGGGACTCGACGCCAAACAATGGCAGATGGGTCACATTGTTAAACTCCGTACTGCTGGTATGGAAGACATATCGATAGGATAAACATGTCAAATAATAGCCCCTGGATAATAAGTGGTAGCGGCGCTGGTGGATTCAATATCGCAGCCGCAAGTCAAAATACAATTTCATTAACTAGCCTTGATACTACTCTTAGTAGTTTTGAATTTAATAATGATGTTAAAAAATACGAAGTCTATGAGATTAGTCAAGACCTTCTTGCGCTAAGTGTATGTTGGTCACGATTACGTAACAGTAGAGAAGAAAATCAACCCTTTATAACTATTACCAAACTACTAGATAGTGAGTTGTTTAAATTAGTTACGGAAGACGATATTGTTCGGGCTAATGTTATCCGTGATTACTATAGCAAGAAAATTATGGTGTGGAAACTTAAGAATATCAAGTTAACACAATTCCGTGAAGATATGAATACATTTATTCATAGCAATGGTAAAACATTCAAGGAGAACATGATGCCATTAGTGTATCGTCTCCCTGAGTTTTATGAGTATGATATTGAATTTGAAAAAATGTCATTTGAGTATAACAAGGAAGTCAAGCGCCAAGAATCAATACATGTAATTGAGAGAAAGCACTTGACCTTTATTAAGTCATTATCGGTTAATACAAAACGCCTTAAGAAAATTGAATATTGGTTTAGTGATAATCATAACAACTTGGTTCAAATGAATATTGAGACCTCTAATCCATTACATTCATTATTAGAAAAAGTAATTACAGGTAATATTGAACTTGTTGGTAGATATGTAATACGCAACCGTGATGGCTATGAATTCCTTAAAGTAGAAAAATATAAATTTGTCTAAAATTTGACAATAAATGGGTTTTCTGCTACAATAGAGTCTTATTCAGTTGAAAGGGATTTATGGGATATCGTGTTGTTGCTGACAAGTATCAAATGGACGAAATGCGTACAAAATACGGCCCACGTCAGGGTCTAGAAGGTCCGTTCAATTTCTCCGGAAGAGTGTTGTATTATGACAACAAAGAAGGCCAATACTATGATCCTAGATCCGACTTCTACGTAGAGCAGTCGGAAATGAATGAAATTCATGCTAGTTTGATAGCCAAAATTTGACAATAAATGGATTTGGGTCTATAATAGAATCTTAGACAGTAAAGAAAAGGACTTGTAAATGACTACAGAATTCAAATCTTGGGACGAGTTGTCAGAGTTGGAACAGGCTCAAGCTACATATTGGGATATGTATAAGGATGCACATGGTATTCGCCCACGTGGTGTTGATACTAGCACATGGGACCTAGAGACATTCCAGAAGGAATTCGCTTATCTGGGTAGCGTCATTGACCGTGAGGAAATTGCCCGCAAAGAGTCAGAGTCTAAGGCAGTTGTTGTTTTTGAGCAACGGATTCATACTTTAATTAATGCGGGTGCAAAAGACCGTGCTACTGCTATGCGCTGGATCCATGAAGCCGAAGAAACAGGCGGTGACAATGACTACCTTGCTTGGACACTGGGCTTGCCCTATCAGTATTTTCGTAAGGCCGCTTAAGGCACAAAATTTGACAATAAATGGCTTTGGCTATATAATAGAGTCTTATTCAGTTGAAAGGCAATCATAATGGCAATGAAGAAACAAGATTATCTAGTCAAAGAAATTTGGGCTGATGGTACTGAAACATTATGTATCACACGTGAATATGAAAATGCGTATCTATGGGCCAATACTACAAGCCCGCAAGATGCTGTGGCACTAACTGAAGAACGCTGGAAGATTATGGCACATGTATACGGGCAACATGGTACTATCATTGATAGGCCCGTATCGTTTGAGCTTATTGGACCGGTACCTAAGAAATACAGTAAAATTTATTGGTACCCCGGTGGAGGTTACAGTTCGCTTGTCAAAGAAATTTATTTGATAGAAGAATTAGAAGATATCAAAAAGTTGACAATAAATCAAAATGGGAATACAATAGAGACTTATTCATTTGAAAGGGACGCTATGTACGATATTGACACTTTTGTGAACACTAACAAAGCTAACATTGAATTTGATGATAAGTTTGACTATGACGAGGACCTGTCACAAGCTGAGTTTGAAAAGTCAGTTAAGTTTGACAAAATCAATAGTCAAGCATTTCCTGTATTAGTATACGAATTGAATACTAAAGCAGTAGCTTGGTATGACATTGAAATGTTCATGGGCCATGTACAATAATTTGACAATAAATGGCATTCGTGCTATAATACTTGTATTGATTGATTAACACACAGGAGAAACTATGTCAACGATTCGCATTCTTTCAGGTTCTTATCGCAAACAGCCAGTAGTCAATACAGAGTTTACATTGGTTAAAGGTTTTCAGACCGGTGCTAAAGGTGGTTATGTGACTGTTAAAAATGATGGTCAATTCGCAATCAACATCCCTGAAGTTAAGGTGCTTGTTGATAGTATCAATGAAATTGAATTTTTGAATGGAGAGCAAGTGTTAGCAAATACAGTAGAATTTAAGAAGGCTGAACAGCCGAAAGAAACAGAAACAGAGGCAATGGACCGTATTGCAACACGTTTTGAGGTCCTTGATGAAATGTCACGTGCATGTATCAATGGTGACATTCGTGCCATGATTGTGTCAGGCCCGCCCGGTGTCGGCAAATCATATGGTGTTGAAACACAAATGGAAAAAGCAAGTTTGTTTGACAAACTTGCAGGTAAACGTGTGCGTTTTCAAATTGTCAAAGGTGCTATGACAGCATTGGGTTTGTATACTCAACTATACAAATATTCGGACACTAAGAACGTATTGATTTTTGATGACTGTGATAGTGTTTTCACTGATGACTTGAGTTTGAACATTCTCAAGGCCGCACTTGATTCAGGCAAGACACGTAGAATTTGCTGGAACTCTGACAGTCGTTTGTTGCGTGACGAAGGTATCCCTAATACTTTCAACTTCAATGGTAGTGCTATCTTTATCACTAACTTGAAATTTGGCAACTTGAAGTCTAAAAAATTGCAGGATCACTTGGAAGCATTACAATCACGTTGTCACTTTCTGGACCTGACTATCGACGGTGATCGTGACAAAATGTTGCGTATCAAGCAAGTGCATCGTGATGCTGATGGTGGTCTGTTCAAAGACTATGATTTCAATGAAGAACAATCACAAATTGTGATTGACTTTATGTGGGAAAATCATACGAAATTGCGTGAAGTGTCCTTGCGTATGTGTTTGAAGATTGCAGACTTGGTTAAGATCAGTCCTAACAACTGGAAGAATCTTGCTAAGACAACTTGCATGAAAGGTGCTTGATATGCAAAAGGGTTTTACTCTCATTGAAATGATGATTGCAATTGTTATGGTGATGATTCTAGGAGCGGCAGTTGCCGGAGCAGTGTTCGGAACATCCTCTGAAAACACAATCAGCTATGGTGTAAATGGTATGACGGAAATTCGTTGTATTGATGGTTACAGATTTGTGATCGACCAACATGGACAAGCCCGTCAAGTACTTGATGAATTTGGTAAGGGCTCTCGTTGTGAGAATCCTAATTTAGGCAAACCAGGTTCATTCGGTAGATATTAAAGGTTAACCCCTGCAGTGTGCGTAACGGCAACGTCAATAAGTCCGTTTCGATAAGTTTCTTCTTGATTTTTTGGGACTTCGGTTCCTTTTTTCCTTTATACTTGCAAATGATTTAAACAATCTATATAATATAAAAATGGTAGAACTACAAACAGCAGAACATGTTGCCCACTATATGGTGGGAAATATTAGTCTTAGCAGATTTGATAAAAAGTTTGTTGAAAGCCTGCAGGTATTAAAACAAGTAACTACTAATCAAGTAGAATTATTTTATAAAATCATATACAAATATAGACGGCAGTTAGGTAAAAATGAATTGGATGCAGATAAACTAATTTATTTGCCATGGACCAGTAAGATAATTGAAAGTGCTCCGCAATATACTGACGGGCATGTATCAATTGAAGGTACTCAAATTATCTTCAAGTGTCCATATAACAAGAATTTTATTGATGCGTTTAGAAAAGAAAATACAAATGCATTTGTTTGGGATAAAGAACGCAAGCAGTATAGCGCAGAGTATAGCACCCATTCATTAAAATTATTAGTATATACGGCTAATAAGTTTTTCAAAGTGGTACACTATTGTAACATTGTCACTGGTTTACTTGACACAATAAAAGAGTACAAGGACGTTAAATATTGGCAACCTACACTTGTTAAAATTAATGATAATTTGTTTATTACAGCAACTACTGAACAATTAGATGACGCATTAGGTGATATGGTGTTAGACACTACACCAACTACAATATCTAAATTAGTTTATCATGGAGTGCATATTGATGAATCATTATATGACATTAATGATGAAAAGCAAACGTTCATATCCAATCGTTTTTATGAAATGGAAGTAACTGAGGTACTAAATATAGTACCCTGGCTAACAGAAATTGGGTGTGACTATGTAGTGTTTACTGGTAATAAAATATTAGCTGATATTAGAAAAAGTCTTAGAGACAGTTTAACACTTGCCGGTATACAAATTGACCTTGAAACTAAATGGCTTTATACTTCAAAGACTATAGAGGCTAATAAGTATAAGTTCCCGGTCGTATTTAGATTTAGAACCAGTAGAGATCCTAGCTACGATGAACCAATCAAGGCCGGCAAAATAGTACAGTTAGTGAATTCCCAACCAATAGATATTAAATGAAACAATGTAAAATTATAGTTAAGGATGAGGTCAATGTAAAAATTGAAGGACTCGAACTGAGTGAGCGCAAGGCACTTATGAAAATGTTTGAGTATGAAATACCCGGCGCACGTTATCTTCCTAGTGTACGATTGGGAAGGTGGAATGGTAAGGTTAGTTATTTCAGTTTAGCAGGCAGCACCTATATTAATTTACTAGAAGAAATATTACCTGTACTTGATAGAGCAGGGTATGATATTGAACTAGATGATACTAGAGATTACGCTACAACGTTTCAATTCACTGAAGTGACCGAAGAGACATTCAAACACAAGACTTGGCCTAAAGGTCATCCCATCGAAGGTCAACCAGTTGTATTGCGTGATTATCAAATAAGTATTGTTAACAACTTTCTAAAGAATCCACAATCATTACAAGAGATTGCTACCGGAGCAGGCAAGACATTGATGACAGCCACACTCAGTCACAGCGTAGAACAATATGGCCGTAGTATTGTTATTGTTCCGAACAAGTCATTAGTGACACAGACCGAAGCAGATTACATTAATCTTGGTTTAGACGTTGGTGTATACTTTGGTGATCGTAAAGAGTATAACAAAACACATACAATCTGTACTTGGCAGAGTCTTAACAATATGCTTAAGAAAACAAAAGCAGGTGAAGCAGAAGTTGATATCGGAGACTTCATTGAAGGTGTGGTTTGTGTCATGGTTGACGAGGTTCATATGGCCAAAGCAGATGCATTGAAAACATTGCTTACTGGGGTATTCTCTAAAGTACCTATTCGTTGGGGATTGACGGGAACTATTCCTAAAGCAAAATTTGAAGCACAGTCTTTGTTCGTTAGTCTAGGTCCTGTCATTAGTAAATTATCAGCAAGTGAGTTACAAGATCAGGGTGTGTTAGCACAATGTCACGTGAATATTGTACAACTGAAAGATGAAGTAGAGTTTAGTAATTATCAAAGTGAGTTAAAACATTTGCTTGAAGATACTCATAGGCTTGACGCTATCGCTGAATTGATTCTTAAAATTAAAGAAAGCGGTAATGTATTAATTCTAGTAGATAGAGTTAACGCAGGTAAAGAAATTGTTAGTAGATTACCAAATAGTGTATTTGTCAGTGGTGCTACTAATATGATTGACCGAAAGGAAGAATATGACGAAATTGCAACGAGTACGAACAAAATTATTGTGGCAACTTATGGTGTGGCTGCTGTTGGTATTAACATACCTCGGATTTTTAATCTGGTTCTAATAGAACCCGGTAAATCTTTTGTTCGAGTCATTCAAAGTATTGGTCGAGGAATTCGAAAAGCAGAAGATAAAGATTTTGTACAAATCTGGGACATAACCAGTAGTTGTAAATTTGCAAAACGACATTTAACTCAACGTAAAACGTTCTATAAAGAAGCAAATTACCCGTTTGACTTGGAAAAGTTGACTTACCGATAAAAATATGATATAATAACAACATGCGTATATTAACACTTGAAAACGAATTTTATAATTTAGAAACACTACCAGAAGAGATTGATGATCTCCGCTTTGCAATATTAGACAACAGTAATCCATCGAATGTAGATTATCATTATATTCCATTAATCTTTTTAGAATCATTTAGTGCCCCAGCACTAGTATTAAAAATTGGAGAAGCAACAATTAAGATGCCAGTAGATTGGCAAATATTGATTGGGGAAAAAGAACACGGTGACTTAGAAACATTACCTCTTACTAGTATCAATGACAGGGGGTTTAATTCATTTGAATTCAATCCACTAACTAGTTTCAGTCCTAGTTTCTTACCTATTGAAATTGTAGACATTTACCATGACGTTACATGGTATGCTCCTCGATTAAAAAATGGACAATTTTTATGCGTACCCATCGATGATGGTCCTAAGCCAAGATGCGTATACTTTGTTAAAGAGATTAGCCGTAACTGCGAGATTATAGATTATTCACAGGCATTCTAATGGCAACAAAAAAACCAGTAGTATCAGTTGATGAGAAATTAGAGAATCAAGACTTTGATTTGTTTGACGAACTTGCGGCACTAGATAAGAAAGACTATGGTTACTATGATAGATTGAGCGAGAATCAACGCAAAAAGTTTGTACCCTTCATGTTGATTCAGTGGATGAGTGCAGTTAAAGGCTCAGGCGATGTGCAGAACTATTATCTACAAAGCATTGACTATCATGCTAATAAGTATTTGTTCAATGAATATGTCTACAAGCATCCTAAACTACAATGGTTGATGTTATGTGCATCTAGCCCTGGATTAGGTAAACAGTTTCATCAATGGATCCCTAACATCAGTCTTAAAGTAAGCAGATTACAAGCACCAGCAAAGATTAAAGATATACGAGAATATTATAAGAAGATATATCCCAAAGCAAATACAAATGACATTGAAGAAGTGAGTCAGGTCTTTGTAGAGAACCACAAAAAGAAATGTCGTTTGGCAGAGTTGTTCCCTAACATGAAGCAAGCTGATATTGAAGTAATGAGTGAAGTTATAACGGACGAACAGATACGGGAATATGAAAGAGACCTCGGTAATTGATAAGCCAATGAAGTTTGGTTGTGAGTTTTGTAAGCGTGAGTTCCTACGTGAAAGCACGATAATGAAACACATGTGTGAAACCAAAGATAGATATTTAAACAAAGATAAACAAGGCAATCGTATCGGCTTTCAAGCATGGGTTCAGTTTTATAAAAAGAACACTGCAAGTAAGAAACAAAAAACCTACGAAGAATTTATTAAGAGTGCATACTATATTGCCTTTGTTAAGTTTGGTAACTATTGTGTTAATGTAAATGCAATCAATATCAGTAGGTTTGTTGATTGGTTACTAAAGAATCAAATTAAAATTGACAACTGGTGCAGTGATACAACATACACTAAGTACCTGACAGAGTATCTTAGAATAGAAGATGCGTTTGATGCGATACATCGTAGCGTAGAAACCTCAATTGAACGAGCAGAGAAAGATAACATACAGCCCAGAGATTATTTGCGCTATGGCAATGCAAACCGCATATGTCAATTGATTACTACGGGAAAGATTAGTCCTTGGATGTTGTATTGTAGTGAGAGTGGCATAAAATTCTTAGAGACATTAAAGCCAGATCAACTTAAGATGGTTAATGATTATATTAATCCAGAGCAATGGGCATTGAAATTTCATAAAAATGAACAACTTAAACAACAAATTGCAGACACACTCAAAACTGCAGGCTACTAGAGTTAGAATCCCTTGGAAAAAAGGTGACACTATAAATAATTGGGATGAAACGTGCGTTTGGGCAATGGAACACTACGGGTTGCCGGGAGACAAATTTACCACTCATCCAACGGAAGATTATATGGATTTTTATTTTGACAAGGAGTGTGACGCTATACATTTTGAGTTAAGATGGGGATGAATTGGCACAAGTAATACTTTACATTGATGCCGTAACAACTATAGGCATAGTTATTGAATTAAGAAAATTGGGATGGATTCAGGGTGTTGATTTTGATTTTGCTTACAATCAAAGTCAATGGGATGATATGATAGGAGAGATTCCAAAACAAACAGTGTTTACTTTTTATAATGATAATAATGCTAGTTATTTTATGTTGAGGTGGGGATGAATAATACACTATACAAAACTAATGGTGGATGGGCGGCATTGCGTAGTGTAAACTATGATGGTATAGGTACAGCATTTGATTTTCCTTATCATCAAGTTACGCCAATAATATCATCCGGAGAATGGGACGAAATGGTTGCTTGGTGTGTTAATACATATGGACCCAGTGGTACAAAAGAAAATCCAGGTGTGTGGACAGTTAACGAACGTTGGTATGTTAACAATGCTAAGTTTTGGTTTAGAGATAAAAAAGACTGTGAATGGTTTTTACTAAAATGGCAGTGACCATAAAAGTATATCAGCCATATGCACCTGTGTTACAATGGCTACAAGACAATGTAGGAACTATGTTACATTATAAACCTATTATCTTTTGGCACGGAAAAGGCTGGCATTTAACAGTAGGGCATGAAGTTGCATCAAAAGGTAAAATGGGTAGACCTTATTGTACAGTAGAATTTGATGATGAAGAAAAAGCAACTTGGTTTAGTTTAGTATGGGGTTAGAACAAGATATAATTGACGAGATGAACAGGCGAATGGCTACTGAAATGGATTTTTCTATGATAGCCGATATATTTACGGAAACTGGATGGACAAATGTGCAACTAAAAAGATTTCGTAATAATCAGGAAGCAGTAGATATCAACATTTGGCTTGAGCAGAATTGCATCGGACAATGGAAGAATCTAAGTACACGATATATATTTGAAAAGAAACAAGATGCCGAATGGTTTATACTAAGATGGCAATAAGATTTGACCATTATGATGAAGTAAGTGGTTGGGAACACACTAAGCCGGGCTGGCATGAATGTGCAGTGCAAGCAAAACATATTGACAAATATCTTGAAATAATTGATTGGGTATATGCTAATGTAGGTAAATGTGAACGGCATTGTAGGTGGTATGTAAGTGGCACAAGCACGGTTAATTTCAAATTTAGATATGAAAAAGATTATATTATGTTTACGTTGAGGTGGAGTTGATGGCAAAAATACCACACATTAGAGATTTTGATGATGATGATCCAGAGATTGATTTTCGAAAGAATCGTTGGAATTATTGGGAAGCATTGAAAAAAATTCGTAAAGAATATTTGGAACAAAACAAAGAATTTGATGCATACGACTTTGAAGATTATCTAGTAGGAAAATATGGCTTAAAAATGAACATAGTTGGTGGTAACATAACTGATGGTTATCAGATTGTTGACGAAAAGAAATACCTAATATTTTTATTAAAGTTCCAATGAACAATACACCTTTTCCCATAAAATCTTTACAAGATGGTAAATTTCTAGTATCATGGCCTAAATGGGATAACATTAGGCAATTTGATACCAAGAAAAAATTACTTGACCTTTTATTCAAGGATATAGGTTGCAATGAAGTTGGCATAGGTATATTACTTATGAGTGATGAAGTTGATGTTATGTGGATTAACTTAAACACTTGGGCGCAAGATATTAATGGTGACTACGCTAGGTACCTAGAAGATATGTACGAGATTAAAGGTGTAGCATTTAAAAGCAAAGATGAAGCAAATAAATTACAAGATTACTTAGAGAAGAAATATATTTGGAAAACACTACAGGCATAATATGGCAAATGATATAATGATTGACATTGAGAGTTTAGATACAACACCTAATTGTGTTATACTAACTATTGGGGCCGTACAATTTGATCCTAAAGGCAGTGGTGTCGTTGAGCGGTTAGAACTACGACCTACAGTTGAGGATCAAACAGAAATTTACGGGAGAAGTATTAATGAAGATACATTGCGTTGGTGGAGTGAGCAAAGTCCTGAAGCACTTGAAGAAGCAATGGGTGACAACGGACGAATGCCATTCAAAGAATGCATGGAGATACTTTATAAGTTCTGTTGGAACCGTCGTGCTGTTTGGAGTAATGGTGCGCCTTTTGACTTAGTTGTAATGGAGAATGCTTGGCGACAAACTAGTGATAAACCTAATCCTATTCCCTGGCCTTTCTGGACTATGCGTGATACACGAACATTGTGGGAAGTAACAGGTGTCAGTCTTAAAGACGGTGGCCATACTACGAGTCACAAAGCAGTAGAAGATGCCGAAAGACAAGCAATCGTTGTACAAAAAGCGTATACTAAACTTATAAAAGCAGAACTAGTAACATCACCAAAATGAGAATAGATTCAGACATTGATATTGACTTTGGTTCAAGGGATCAACTATTAAAGTTGATTCCTCATACACGTGCGGCTATGCGTAATGTTAAACCTATACGCAATCATGCTACAGGTATATATGTAACTGACATACCATACGACCCTATCAATGACATTGCAAGCATTGATTATACAATAGCAGATAAGCGTGGTTATTTTAAACTAGACTTGTTAAATGTTCATGTGTATGAGAAGGTTCGTGATGAAAAGCATTTAGTAGAATTGATGCGAGAACCTGATTGGTCTAAATTAACTGATAGTAAGTTTGTAGAACAATTGATTCATTTGAACAATCAGTACTATAATCTACAGAAGATGCCAGAACCAGTAGATAGTATTACAAGATTAGCTATGTTTCTAGCTGTTATTCGTCCCGGTAAAAAACATTTGATCGGAGAAAAATGGTCAGAAGTTGCTAAAACTGTGTGGGATAAAGGAACTGACGGGTACAGCTTTAAACAAGCGCATGGTATAGCCTACGCACAATTGGTAGTTGTACACATGAATTTGTTAGGAGAGGCGCTTGACAAGAGTAATACTGCGGCGTTTACTTCTACGTTTACTTAACTCGGCCATACTACACACTGGACCGTGTATTACAACTAGACTTTTGTTGTTGAAAGTTCGTATATAGGGCTTAAACATAGCCCACTCTTGCTTTAAAAATAGATTGATAGGTATAAGTCTATTACTTTCCCACCACCATATTTCACCCAATTCTAGGAATTTTTCTTTAATTGCGGTATCTATAATAGATCCATAATCATAGATTGTAGTCACCATCTCATCACGATTCTGCACTATTCCAACATAATCTTGGTTGGCGTACGAACACACGGTTATGAAGGGGTGATTTTCGCTGAGTTTCTTAAAAAATTCGTTTTGGATCATTGTTATGCTAGTCAGTTTATTTAGTATCGGAAAAAACCATTTAATAAAAGAATATTTTTTCGACTAAATATAATATTAGGAGCCTACATTTGTGTATTCAACATCAGTATTTTATTACTTTCAGCGCAATATTGTCGTGCTATTGTCAGGTTACTCACCGAGGAGATATATGCCAGTCTACGCTAAACCACTAACATTGCATAAAGGGGTTGATAACCAACTTCAATTTCAATTCTTGAATCAAGAACAGAAACCTGTTGATATTACAGGAAAATCTATTACTTGTAGAATACTCAACTATGAAGGGAATCAGGTCCTTCTACAGAAAGCATTGACACTACAATTGCCAGCTACAGGAATTTGTGCATTGATATTGAATGCAGCCGACTTGGAAAACATAGACGCACAAAAATGCTATTATACATTAGAGATTCCTGTTAACGAATTTGATTATCCTGTATTTGTAGACCAGAACGCAGGTGCACGTGGTGTATTAAATATCGTTAATAGTGTATTACCTAACTTTGTTCCGTCATATGAGATAACTATCCCTACAGGACAACAGTTCCCTAACACAAGTAATTCTGGTAGCAATACACTTACATATTATTCTAGTGTGCTTAGTACCAATGATAATCCAATACTAACTATCCAAACTGAATACATTGAATATTATGGTAATACGGTTATCCAAGGTAGTTCATTAGTAGATGCTGATTGGTATGATATTACAACAACAGATGACGTAGCAAACAATACACAAACAGTTGGGTATGTGATTCAAGGGTTCCACCCTTATGTTAGAATGGCATTCACTAGTAACTCGGGCGCAGTGGCTAACATATTAACTAGATAATTGACCACAACTGTTGATTTGCTGTATACGTTTGTGTTATACTACATAAATGTTTGATATCCTATCAATAATTCCAGGCAAAAAGAAAAACACAAGTAGTGGTTGGACTAGCTTCAATGCTATTTGTTGTAGCCACTTTGGTCATAAAGCCGATCGTAGAATGCGTGGTGGTATTAAGTTTGATGGCAGTAACTGGTCTATGCATTGTTTCAATTGTGGTTACAAATGTAATTTCATGTTAGGTAAGCCAATTAGTTATAAAACACAGAGTTTATTAAAGTGGTGTGGCATCGATGACATTGAAATTCAACGATGGAGTTTAGAAAGTTTACAACATAAAGATTTGTTAGACTTTACTCAGCCTAAAAAGAAAGTAAAGATTAAGTTCAATGACCACAAATTACCTAATGGTGAAATATTAGATTCAACTAATCCTTTACATAAAGTATATTCAGATTATGTGCAAGCAAGGGGTATAAGTACTACAGAATATCCCTTTCTAATTACCCCATCAGAAAAAGGTAGAATGGCTAACAGAGTCATTATTCCTTACACATATAAAAACAAGATTGTAGGACATACAAGTAGATTCTTAGACAACAAAATACCCAAATACTTAAACGAACAACAAGCCGGGTATGTCTTTAACATTGATATGCAGAAGCCTGATTGGCAAGTGTGTATTGTGACTGAAGGTATCTTTGATGCATTAAGCATCGATGGTGTCGCAGTTATGCATGATGAAATTAATAGCGACCAAGCACTATTATTAAGCACACTCAACAAACAAATCATTGTTGTTCCAGATAGAGACAAGACAGGGCTTAAAATGTGCGATAGGGCATTAGAGTTAGGATATCAGGTTAGCTTACCAGTCTGGGAAGCCGATATCAAAGACGTTAATGATGCAGTAGTAAGGTATGGTAAGTTACCAACACTATTGAGTATACTTCAGTCGGCTACAAACAGTAAAATAAAGATAGAAATGCAGAGGAAGAAAATTGCAAGTAGATTATAATAAGGTAGAAGTACAAAAGTTGTTTTTACAAATGATGTTAACCAATGGGGAATTATATACCCGTGTTATGAACATTATGAATGCTGACAACTTTGATAAATCAATTAGACCAGCCGCGGAGTTTATTAAAGAGTATTGTGGCAAATATAGTATGTTGCCAGATCAAACACAAATTAAAGCAACAACCGGAATCGATATTGAATTGATTCCTGAGTTTGGTGAAAAGCACACAGAGTGGTTCTTACAGGAGTTTGAACAGTTTACAAAACGACAAGAATTAGAACGTGCAATTCTTAAAGCCGCAGACTTATTAGAAAAGGGTGACTTTGGCCCTGTTGAGAAATTAATCAAAGACGCAGTACAAATCAGCTTACAACGAGACATGGGTACAGATTACTTTTTTGACCCTAAAGCACGTATTAACAAATACTTCAATGCAGGTGGACAACAAAGCACAGGCTGGCCTCAACTTGATAAACTATTGTATGGTGGTTTCAGTCGTGGTGAATTGAATATCTTTGCAGGTGGCTCTGGTTCAGGTAAGTCATTGGTTATGATGAACATTGCATTGAACTGGTTGCAGATGGGATTAAGTGGTGTATATATCTCACTCGAATTGAGTGAAGAACTTACAAGTTTGCGTACTGATGCTATGTTGACTAGTATGAGTACCAGAGATATTCGTAAGAATATCGATGAGGCACATTTGAAAATTAGAATGTCTAGTAAGAAATCAGGACAATATCGTGTTAAGGGATTACCCGCACAAAGTAACGTAAACGATATACGTAGTTATATCAAAGAAGTGCAGATCCAGACTGGTATCAAAGTTGACTTTGTGATGATTGATTATCTTGATTTGGTTATGCCTGTGTCTGTTAAAGTTAATCCTAACGATCAGTTTATTAAAGACAAATATGTAAGTGAAGAATTACGTAACTTAGCAAAAGACTTGGGTATATTGATGGTTACTGCTTCACAGTTGAATCGTAGTGCTGTTGAAGAAATTGAATTTGACCATAGTCACATTGCTGGTGGTATCAGTAAGATTAACACGGCAGATAATGTGTTTGGTATCTTTACAAGTCGTAGTATGCGTGAACGTGGTAAGTATCAAATTCAATGTATGAAGTCACGTAGTTCAACAGGTGTAGGTCAAAAAGTTGATTTAGAGTACAATATTGAAACAATGCGTATTACTGATGAGGATCCAGATGGATATGCTGACCAACAAGCAAAATATCGTCCGTCGCCTAGTCCCAATGACATTATGAGTCAATTAAAACCCCAATCAACACTTATGTCTACTAATCCTATTCTAGATCAAAAGACTGGAGAAATATTAGAACCCGACAACAAACGCATTGTACCTGACGTACAGGGGTCAAAACTCAAATCTTTCCT